TTTTGGACAAGATATGACCAAACACTACAATCACATTCAAGCAGTATGGTATAGTCTGATTGCTGGAATTGACCCTAAGAACTTTTATTATATTGGAGTTACTGCAAGGTCTAAGAGAAGTGGTAGCACATCAGATAGCATCTTAGTATATCGTCACAACGACCACGAGATAGCAGATGCCTACAAACTGATTACTGGGTATCTTGACACCAACATCAATGAACTCAAATCACATTTTAACTCATCCTATAAATCTTGAAGTATGAAAAGTAAATCAACAATTGAAAGTCTATTATTTATTCTCAGTAGTCATCAAAGATTAAATAGAGAATGCCCTGAAGTAATTGATATCATTGAAAATTATGTAAATATTGAAAAGATGCATATTGCATCTGCTTGGAATGATGGGTATTGGTTAGGTAAGAATGGTTTTATTCTTGAAAATTATAGCAATGGTAGTGAGTATTATGAACAGATATATAATGTAATCAATGAAGATAGTATCAAGGAGTAATTATGATTTGTTGTTAGGTTTTAATCCTTGTGAGATATTCACTTATTACAATGTGACTGAGATGCACGGATTGAATCTTAAAGACTGCAATAATCACAATAACACCCAAAAATCATCATATATTGCTGGGTGGTGTAATATAATCCCAAACTCAGATAGGCATTATGTTTTTATCAATCTTAGCAGATGTAATACAGAGATTGAGACATTTGGATTAGTAATGCACGAATTGATGCATCTTAGTTTTGATTTGCATACAGATGAAGAAGAATTGATTACTTGGGCTGAGAATGAATCTTATCAAGTATTTGAACTAATAAAAAACTATAGAACTAATGAAGGCTGAAATTATCCAACACATCGAATACCTGACTGATAAGTCAATGAGATTTAAGGAGATTGAAGAAAGATACACAATAGCAGTCAATAGATGGTTTTTGTGTTGTGGCGATCTTCCATCGTCACAGATTGCTAACTATCTTGTATTGAATCATCATAAGTTAACTATCTTGATTCAGAATAGAATGTCTATAATGACTGGTGTAGAATTGAAAGATGAAGCACCAAAGGTTGAGGTCACCTATTCACAAAAAGAGTTAGAAAGAATCTACCCTAAGTCATACAGATTTGATTGGATGCCAGTATACGAATTAGACTACTATCTTTACCTTGCAAACAATACAAGAAGTCAAATTATACACAATTACAAACTCTTTCTCAATGAATCACGAAGCAGAGATTTACAAGGTCATAGCAAGGTATCTAAGCATTAAGTATCCTAAGTTGATATTCAGGTTTGATTTTGCTGCTGGGATGTATTTAAGTCCTTATATGGCTAATAAGCATCGTTCTCAAAATCCAATCAAAGGTTATCCTGATTTGTTTATAGCATATCCTAAAGGTAACTTTGCTGGTCTATTCATTGAAATAAAAACTGACAAGGCTAACCCATTTAAGAAGGATGGTTCACTCAAATCTAATGAGCATTTAGAACGTCAAGCAGAGGTATTGAAAGCATTAAATGAATTAGGTTATGCTGCACTATTTTCTACTGGAGTAGACGAAACAATTAAAGTAATTGAATCATACTTAAATCAAGAATAATGGAATTTAAACAAATTAAAGACAAAGAAAAATACTTAAAAAAGAACTATCCATTTGATGGTGTACCAAAACTAACTGAGATAAAGCATTGTATTCATTGTGGTCAAAACTTTTTAGTTGGAGATTATAAAGTACATCTTGAGTATAATTATTTTGCTAAGAAAAAAATAGAATATATTGTTTGTCCTTATGCACCTGATTGTTGTGGTAGTGTTATTGATTGGTTTAGTGTAGAAGAAGAAGATATTGATATTGAATAATTAAAAATAATTTTGTATATTAGCACCATTCAGAACTGGAATCCTGAATGATTTAAAAACATTGTCACCCTATGGTGACTGCGAGGCAATGAGTAAAATCTGAGCCGATTCCAGCGCAGTCTTCATAGGGTATTTTTTTATTATGACAATAACTAACGAAGACAACATGGAGCTTATGGCTCGATACCCCGACAAGTATTTCGATTTGGCAATAGTTGACCCACCCTATGGGATTTCAGTTAATATGAATGCTGGTCGAAAAAAAGATACAAGGTCAAAAAAAAGAACTATAAAAAAATGGGATAACGAAATACCAAATGAAGATTATTTTAAAGAATTATTTAGAGTATCTAAAAATCAGATTATTTGTGGAGCAAATTACTTTAATAAATATTTACCAACATCTATGGGCTGGGTATTTTGGGATAAGTGTGTTGCAGAAGGTTGCTCATTTTCAGATGGTGAATTAATTTGGACATCATTTAATCAATCTTTAAAAAAAGCAATAATACCTTATAGTGGATTTATAGGAATGGAAGGTGAAAAGTTTCATCCAACAACAAAACCTACTAAACTTTATAAATGGATACTTGATAAATACGCAAAACCAAACGATAAAATCCTTGATACACATCTTGGTTCAGGTTCAATAGCAATAGCTTGTCATGATTATGGTTTTGACTTAACTGCGTGTGAACTTGATAAGGAGTATTATGATAAGGCAATACAAAGAATTAATAATCATACTAATCAACTCAAACTATTTTGATATGAATAGCAGAGATACTTGCATCTTTTATCGGTCAATGTTTGAATCCATAAAGGAACTACCAAAAGAAAATCAGGCAGAGTTGTACAATGCCATCTTTGAATACTCATTGGATTTCATCGAGCCGGAGTTAACTGGCCTTTCAAAAACAATATGGAGATTGATAAGACCGGTGCTGGAGAAAGGAAATACCAATTTCATCAACGGATGCAAACCAAAAGCAAAGCAAATCATAAGCGAATCCGAAGCGAATCCGAAGCCAAATGAAAGCGAAGCCGATGCCTATAAGGATAAGGATAAGGATAATGATAAGGATGATGATGTAAATACTAAAGTACTATCATTCAAGGCAATGAAAAATCAGGATTTAATTAATCAATTGAAACCTTTAATTGAAAAGTTTGGAAAGGATACTTGTAACGCATTTTACTCTTACTGGTCAGAGCCATTATCGAATGGCAAGATGAGATTGACCGGAGAGAAGGCATGGGATGTTTATAGAAGATTGTCAACTTGGAAGCAAAGAGAAAATCAACCCAGCAATAAATTTGTAAAAGAAGTACCGGCAGTTTTCAATCGAAGCAGTCAAGGTCAAAAATATGTTGGCGATGATGTAATTTAAAAATCCTTTGTACGATTATTTGTACGTACAAAAATTAAAAATTAATACGTACAATTTAATTTAAAATACTTCACTAATGTATTGCGTAATCAAAAATAAAATGTAACTTTGTATACAATTAAAGACAAACCAAATGAACGCAACGAAAATGAAAAATTTAAAAACAACACTTGGATTAAGAAACAACGTTGATATTTTCAACAACAGAGAAAATGCTTTTGGCTGGGCAGATATGTCAATCAAAGGGCAAATTGTAATGCTTGGAGAAAATAATAAATATTGGGTTGTTTGTTTTGCGGATGCGCAAAAATTATCTAAAATGGGTTATGAAATTGCCGGATAAAAAATACGATATGAAAACTACTGAATTAACTGAATTTCTAAAATTAGAAATTATTAGGAAAAATGATGCACTGGATTCAATATCAAATGAATTGACAGAGTTACTTATTTATTTACATTCAAGTAAATTTCATGGATTTGAAAATAACTTCGTCAATGCTCAGGAAATGGCAAACAGAATATTAGATATTAAAAGATTGATAATAACAAATTACTAAAACCAAAATATGAACAACGCATTCGAACCAATGGATAAAGCAACCAGTAAAAAAACGCTTAATGATTTAAAAAATATCTTGTACAAGATGGATTTCTACAAAAGAGAACATGGTTTCATTTCACATGATTATTTTGGAGATTTAGCATTTTTTGATTCTGAGCCATCTTATGGTGGAGCATTTATTACAAGAGAGGATATTTTACGCTATATAAATATTTTACATGACTAATCCTCAACAAGCACTTATTGGCATTTTAATGACTGGTGAAACCCACCAAGATTTAATGCCCCAGTTAAGTGAGCATCTTTTTAACGAGATGCTTACTTCAAGATGTTTTAAAGTAATAAAGAAAGCCATTGATAAAGGCCTAACACCTAATTTGGTTAATTTCTTTATGACTTCTAATGAAATTGATAAGTTTACTCCAAAGGAAACATCTGAAATTGTTACTTGGTCAAACAACCTAACATACAATGAACCGGTAAATGAATACATTTCTATTTTAAAGGATGACCACATAAAAAGGTCGATTGGAAGTATTATCACCGAGCAATCATTAGGTTTGGGTAGTAGCGATGGATTCACAACTGCAACGGAAATAATAAAATCACTAACAAATCTTCTTGATACCGGAAGCAACACAGATAATATTATTGACCTTTCAGAATTAACAAACGAAGAAAGGGAATCATACTATCGAAGGGCTGCATTAACGCTTTCAGGAAAAACAACCGGATTGGAGACTGGCCTTAAATCATTAAACAAATTCACTGGTGGATGGCATCCTGAATTCATAATTATTGCCGGAAGGCCATCAATGGGTAAGACTGCATTGGCTTTATTTCATGGGATGAAAACTGGAGAAGCCGGTATTTACTTTAATCTTGAAATGAATAAGAGCCAATTATGTCAGAGGCTAATACTTCAGGAGGCTGGTGATTCAATCCATTCATCAAGGCTGCGAGATGGCAACCTAAGCCAATCAGAATTACATTCTTTTGAAAAAACCATTGGAAGTATTGAGAAAGCACCATTCTTGATTTACGATAAGGCAAGATGCGGAGTTCATGAGGCAATTCGTGTAATGAAACGTGAGCATCGAAAAGGAAGATGCAAGTGGGCAATCATTGACTACCTACAACTAATGACCATTGAAGGATTCAAGGGAGGCAATCGGGAAGCGGAGGTAGCTGAAATCAGCAGAACATTAAAAGCAGCGCAAAAAGAGTTAGGAATTCCAATAATTGCACTTGCGCAGTTGAGCAGAGAGGTGGAAAAAAGACCCGATAAAAAACCAATACTATCTGACCTCAGAGAATCCGGCTCACTTGAGCAAGATGCTGATTCGGTAGCATTTGTTTGGAGGCCATCTTATTATGGATTAAATGATGACAATGGAAACCCATACACTAATCATATCTTCTACCTATTTGAGAAGCATCGGCAAGGTGCAACGGGAATTGTTGAATTCAGGCATTCGATAAATATGACCAACTTTTCCGATGTTGAAATACAAGAAATTGGAAGCAGTTATTTACCTCAACCTAAAGATTTAAGACATTATGCAGATAAAGACTGGGATAAGGAATCGGACTTCAGTCCATTCTGAATATTTTAATTATTTAGAAAAGCATCAAGCAGAGCCATTTGTTATGCTGGATGAAATGAATCTAAATTACGAGCAGTTTGAAAACCTATTCAATAACTCTTACCCATTTCGTCATATGTGGACATTGGAATGCGATTTATCATATTATGAAATAAGAGCCGGAAAATGTGAATTCGCTAAGGTATATCATGGTAAGATACATTGCACAAACAAAAATTGTAAATGATGGAGTTAAATACAAATCAAAAGGATTATAAATATTTCTCAATTCATAGTGTAAATGCATTAGAGAAAAGAGAATTCAGTATTGTAATGGCAAACGTAAATAATACTCCTGAAAAGGTTAAACTGGCATTAAGCATTTTTCCAATTGAAAACTGGCATATTGAATTTCATAATTATAAAATTGATATGCGTGTTACAATAATGTAAAACGTAATCAAATAATCACTATATTTGCTGAACTATGGAAGAGAAAATTAAAGAGAACAGAGGTGGTAAGAGACTTGGTGCTGGTCATCCATTTAAGTATGGTGAACGCACAATCAACATCACATTTCGCATACCAACATCGCATAAGGAACTAATTAAGTCAATGGTTAAGGAATACCTTGATAAGGTTAGTAATGAACATAAATCAAGTAAACCAACTAAATCTGAACACTATGGCTGCTGAACAATCGGTTATTGAATTAATCTTTGAACGACAAAATGAACTTACCATTGATGACTTTATCCAATGGATGAATACCAACTATGAAGAGTTAAAGTCTCAGCATAAGATGGAAGTAATGGGTGCTTATGAATGTGGGTTAGAAGATAGCGAAACAGAAAGGTATGCTCCTAAGGCATCATTAGACTTTTATAATGAGTTTTATGGATAAGAGACAAACTGCAATTGAATGGTTGGTTGAACAAGTATTCAATGATATTGATTTAAAAGATTCAATCTTAAAGTTAGCAATAAGTCACGCGAAAGAATTAGAAAAGCAGCAGATGAAAGATTTCGTAACTACATTCCTTAGTAGTGCATCTCCAGCAGTAAATAATTTTATTAGAGACGAATTTGAAAGATACTACACCTCAACCTATGGAAAGTAACCTACTACTTATACCTTGTGCTATTGAATCTGTAGCTACAAGACGAGATAAGACTCTGAAGGTAGTGATAGGTACTCAAGAACTTGCACCATCAAAGGCTGCTGAACTACTTAACCAATGGGCATCCGGTGTTGGGGTGATGGCATTCAAAGGAGAATCATTTAATTACAATGATGAGGAATTGCTAAAATCAATGAAAATTGATGCGGAGGAGATGGGAAGTAAAACACCCAGCCAAAGGTTGAGGTCTTGCCTCTATGTTTTGTTTGAACGCAATCCGGAAGGTTTCAAAGAATTTAATAGTTACTATGCATCAATGATGGATAAATTCATCGAGATGGTTAAGAAAAGAATTGATACCTATCAACTATGAACAAAACCCATACAATTGAAGATGGAAGCGGTAACAGATTAATTGCCACCCATAACGATTCAATCATAAACCTTTCGCTTCTGCTCATTGATGGTAAAAAAAGAGCCATCGGTCAGATTGATAAGGGTACAAGAACACTTAGGCTGATAAGGTCAAGGTCAAAGCATCTAATGAGGGTTAATAATTCCTATGGAATAAACTACTACCTGATTGAGAATGGTAAGGCATTCGATAAAGTGCAGATAGTAGATGAGCAGAATAGTTGGCTGGTGACTAAAGAATATTTGATTGAAAACTGCACAACTATGAATTTCAAGGCTCAAGGATTCGAACTACAGAAATTAATATCCCTTGATAAACTAAATTCTTTTGTAATTTCGCAATTATGATTAAAACAAAAAATGTAAAGATTAGTGAAATAAAGGTTAACCCCAACAACCCAAGACTTATCAAGGATGATAAATTTGCGAAGTTGGTGCAATCAATAAAAGAATTACCACAAATGCTGGAAATCAGACCAATAGTGGTTAATGCTGATATGGTGGTGCTTGGTGGCAATATGAGATTAAAGGCTTGTAAAGAAGCCGGATTAAAAGAAGTACCTATCATCATTGCGGATAATCTTACTGAAGACCAGCAAAGAGAATTTCTGATAAAAGATAATGTTAGTGGTGGTGAATGGGACTGGAATATGATTGCAAATGAATGGGATGCTGACCAGTTAAATGAATGGGGATTAGATATTCCCGACTTCGTATCTGAACTAAATATTGAAGCAGAGGAGGATGATTTTGAAGTACCGGATGGTGGCATTGAAACAGACATCGTCATTGGAGACCTATTTGAAATCGGTGAGCATAGATTACTTTGTGGCGATAGTACCCAAACGGATACCTTTGAAAAACTAATGCAAGGCGAATTGGCAGATATGGTAGTTACAGACCCACCATATAATGTTTCCTATGAAGGAGGCACAAAAGAAAAGCTAACCATCTCTAATGATTCAATGGGAGATAATGAATTCTATACTTTCCTTTATGATTTCTATTCTGCTTTAACAACTGTAGTAAAAAAAGGAGGTGCTATCTATGTTTGGCATTCATCATCAGAGGTGATTAATTTTGCGAAGGCAATGGTTGATGCCGGATGGTTAATGAAGCAGCAATTGATATGGGCTAAGAGTTCAATGATAATGGGGAGGCAAGATTACCAATGGAAACATGAACCTTGCTTATACGGATGGCTGGAGGGTGCAAGTCATAATTGGTATTCAGATAGAAAACAAACCACAATTATAGAATTTGATAGGCCATCACGAAATGCTGAACACCCAACAATGAAACCCATAGGTCTGTTTGGATATCAAATAGAAAATTCATCAAAGCAAGGTGATATCGTAATCGATGCATTTGGTGGGAGTGGAACTACGATGGTTGCTTGTGAGCAATTGAATCGCAAATCAAGAATAATAGAATTTGACCCGAAGTATTGCCAAGTGATTATTGATAGGATGATTAAACTTAACCCATCAATTACCATTAAATTAAATGGCAAACCATATACAAAAACAACGAATTAACAACGTATGTCAGGAGGTAAAGGTAAAATAGAACCACGATGGAAAAAAGGTGAAACCGGAAATCCAAATGGAAGGCCTCGCAAGTTACCGGAGTTAGATAAATTACTGGCCGATGTTATGGGGGAGGAGAAGGATGGGTTAAGTGCAGCCGAAGCAATCCTCAAAGCATTAAGAGCAAAGGCAACCAAAGGTGATATCAGAGCAGCAGAGGTATTGTTGGATAGGGCTTATGGAAAAGCAAAGCAGACGATTGAAAACAACCTGAATGTTTCTCAACCATTAGTTATAACGCTAACGGCAAGTAATGATGACGAATGAACATAACGCTGACCAGCAGACAATCGAAAGCATACAAGTTAGCACTCAATGGCGAGAAGAGAGTAATTGTTTTCGGAGGCGCAATTCGTGGTGGTAAAACTTGGTGGCTGCTGATTACTTTATCTGCATTGGCTCTCAAGTATCCACGTTCAAGATGGGTAATCATTCGTAAAACTCTGCCTGACCTGAAACGTACAACCTTCCCATCTTTCAATTCAATACTTGATGATGGTCTTAGAGCATTTGTTAGGGAGTGGCATTTGGGAACTAATGTGGTTGAATTCATAAATGGCTCAGAATTAATTTTCATGGCCGAGAGTTATGATGATGACAAAGACCTTAACCGATTTAAGGGTCTTGAAGTAAATGGTGCTGGTCTTGATGAGGTCAATGAATTACAAGAACAAACATTTTACAAAGTTCAGGAGCGAATCGGTAGTTGGAACAAAGCAGAAGGCAATCCACCTATCGTTTGCCTCGCCACTTGCAACCCAGCAAACAACTGGGTTAAGAGTATAATCTATGAAAGATGGCGAAGTAAAACGCTGCCGGATAGATGGGCTTACATCAATTCAAGAATAACAGACAACCCATACATTAGTCAGGATTATTTAGAATCATTAAAAGAATTACCGGCAATCCAGTATCAGAGATTCGTGGAGGGCGATTGGGATGTTATGGATGATGTCAACAACCCATTCTTGTATGCGTGGGATGATGCCAAGCATATTGATGATTCATTAATACTAAATCCCAATCTACCAGTTTTCATTTCAGTCGATTTCAATATCAATCCACTCTCCGCATTAATTATCCAGCAGCAAACAACTAATGGGTGCGCAGTCATTGGCGAGATTAATATTGAGAAGGGAAGCATTGATGCGTTTTGCGATTATGTTGAAGGTCTAAATGTGCCAAGAGGTCTGCTCAGGATTACTGGTGATGCAATGGGTAATGGTCGAAGCATCCAGCAAAGAGATAATTCATCCGCTTACACCCAAATCAAAAGAAGGTTAAGAATTGCTGATAGCCAAATAATCATTCCGGCAAACCCTACGCATTACAATAGTAGGATTGATTGCAACAATGCATTAACAAAACTAAATATTAAAGTAAACTCCGTTAAATGTAAAGGATTGGTTTTCGATGCAAAGCAAGTGCAATGCAATGCGGATGGAGGTATCATTAAAACAAATAGAAAAATCTTATCTGAACGTGCTGACTTCTTGGATTGTTTTCGTTATTTTGTAAACGCAATCTTAAAACGATATCTATGAGCATTTGTTCACCTTGTTATGATTCAGGAAGTTATATTGATGTTTGTGCTACGGGTTTAACTTTCGGTGTTGCTGAACCGGATACCTCATACCTTGTTTGCATTCAATACAAAGCTACCGGTAGGATTCAAACCTTTGTTTCCATTAGTGATGAGTTCGGAAACATAACTATTGAAGGAGTATTGATTGACCCGATTCAAGGTTATACCTTATGGATAACAACCGATACTCCAAATGGAGTTAGGCAAGACATTACAATTGCAGAAACAATATATACTTGCATCGATTTTTCAATTGCGGTAAGTGATACAGAACCAACAATAGTTAATCTAACCAATGAGTAAATTATACGCAATCATAAAAGGCTGGTACTATTATCTTACTGCCAGTTCAAAGAATAAAAAATTGAGTAGTGAACGAACTGCAATATGTAACAACTGCCAACATAGGTATAAGAGATTGAATCTTTGCAATGCTTGTGGATGTTTCCTTCCAGCAAAAACAAGAGTGGAAGATGCGCAATGCCCACATCAATACTGGTGACAATGGCTAACTTCATTATCTTGCAATCAAACTTAATAGAATATAATAAGAGCATTGAAGATGTTGAACTACAAGAATTGTCGGCCATCGATTTAGGCGATTGCAAAGTGCTGGTGAATGTAAACGCAATCATGATGGTGGTTGAAAATCAAGGCACAACTTTAATAACCCTAACCAATCTTGATAGGCTGGTTTCAAACAATAATATAGATGAAGTTATTAAGAAAATTAATGCCTCGCAGTTTATGGCATCGATACAATAGGTGGTCTAAAAAACAGACCGGATTTAATTTAATAAAAGTATTTACTCAGGATGGGTATAACTATTTAAGATTCCCAAAGGAAACCAATATGCCTCTTGAAAGATTCAGTATGTCGATGGCATTGCTGGAAAGGTTAAGTTCAGGGATAAGCGGTTCAGAGATGGAGGCAATCTTAGAAGGTATGGAGAAAGCATTAGCAGCCGGATTATCTAATCCAAAGAATGCAGCATTGGTTGCTACCTACATCCATATCATTCGTGAAAGACAAGATACAATCATCCATCGTGATATATTATTAAACATTGCTGCTACTTGGATTATTCGTGATGATGAAGACCCTACGATAATAAATAACGATATCCATAATGAGAAGTTAAAAGTCTTTGAAGCGATGTGCAAGGAGGGGTCGCATGATTTTTTTACTCGGCTGGGTATCGAGCCTCTAATACCCTTAATGAATATGTCAGCAGAAGACTTCAAGACATTATGGGAATACAACGTGGAGGCGCAACGCAATCTAATCAAAGCATTGACCCACTTAGATTCTCTCCACGATTCAGAGCGAGTGAAGCGACCAAGAGAATTAAAACTCAAGTGATGACAATTGTAGATGGTGATGTTGTTTCATATAATCAATTAATGAAAAGCGATGTTGATTTATTTTTGACTAAATTTGAATCGTTCATAAAATCTCAAAATCGTGGCTAAGGTTATAATTGAATATGAAGCACAAGCAGCATCTCTTAAATCCGTAACGGATACAATCATCAATGCCAATAAGCAAATTGGTGATTCGGCTGAGGCTGCTGC